CTTACGCGGATGCACCTTCTGGTTCTGTTAGGAACCGAGGCATTATGCCCATTCAGGAGTATTATAATGGTAACACAGACAACTACCAACGTACCGCAGGTAACTTGGATTCAACCAAGATACCATGTGGGGAGTAACAATGTATTAACTTGTTATCCTTACACTGTGGTTAACGCTGGTTATAATTTGTCGTGGAACCGTACTTCTGAAGTTTCTAACAATATCGATTCTCGAGTTAAACCGGATCCTTTAACGGAAACGGGCCAATTGCTCCAATGGAGACGAAGGTTAATGCCTTCTATCCAGGAAAGTCAGTTGGATTTCGTCGAGAACGCTTACTGTAACGGTGTATGGGGAACACGCACGTGGTACACACGTGGAGCTTATTCGCTCCACTATGCTAACCATAGCGTATACCCATCTACCGACTGGAGCGTGAAAGCGATCCAGGATGCTGCGAGTCACTTTGTGAATCTTGGCAATACAGTGGCGGAGTATAGAGAGACAGGTAGAATGTTTGCTCACTTTGCAAAATCCATTGCAGGTGCTTGGCGTACTTATAAAGACACCAAGAAGTTAAAGTTTAGAAAACCTTTAACACCCTGCTCTGTGGTTGCTGCAGAGTTAGCATATTCTTTTGGTATAAAACCATTGGCTGAGGATCTTTTCTCAGCTACCGAAGCTCTTCAATTGAGATTAGGTCTTCCGTTAGTTTATCGGTATACTAGTCAATCCCGAAATAGCAATACTAGGGATTTACGAAGTACACCTACTAACTTATCAACCGACTCAATTTATACTCAGCGATTTACTGCTACTGATAGGGTAAAGATGTTAATCGGGCTTCAAACGCTCGGGGATGTCGAGATAGTAATCGGCAACCCTGTGCAATGGGCGTGGGAGTTAATCCCATTCTCATTCGTGGTCGATTGGGGAATCCCAATTGGCCAATGGCTTGAAGACCTGGATACATTGAAAAATATAGCCTTTGTTAGTGGCACGAGAACTACGAAGAAGCATATATTTGGATACTATAAGGTCAGACAAAAGAATCAAGCTGGTGTTTGGCTTGAAGACTCGAGTCCTGGCAAGTACGTGGAAAAACATCACGTACGAAATTTAGTATCCTCATTGCCTGCTCCACCCGTCCCTAAATGGAAGCCCAGTGCGACGTACCATAAGGTATATCGAGCTGTTTCGCTTCTGATTGGGGTAAACCAACCTTGCCGGAAGTATTCCGGTCGCAAGAGAGGGCGTTCCTCTTAACCACCACACATCATGACTTCGCCGCCAAACTAACGGCGTCCGTTGCTTGATGCAAGGAGTAAAATGCAATGACAACCATTGCCAACATAGTGCTGGCCGATAGTGTACCAGCCAACCATACGTTTGTTCCTGTACAGGCAAGCGATAAGCTAGCTCGCTGGGTTGATCGAGATTCGACCACCTCCGCAGGCAGTAAAGTGCTTAAAGCTTCGCTGTCCGAGAGCTCGTCTGGCAGACCTACCAACCGTGTGCTGATTGCACTCGAAGTTCCCCGCGAACAGACCGTAGATGGTGTTACCACTGTCTACTGTACTGATCGCGTGAACATTGAGTTCATTATGCACGAAACGGACACCTTGCTTCATCGCGAGGATCTTCTGGCACTCGCTCAGAGTGCTTTAGCGCATGCTACAGTTGTAGCATACGTAGAAGATCTTGAGCCGGCCCTCTAATGAAGGTCACGCTCAAGAAGATCATTGCGATCTTCCAAGTACTGAGCCAAATCTGGCCCATGTACAAAGCGTTGAAGATTGAGTTGGAACAGGATATACGAAAACGTTCTTAACGTATAGTATGTCCCACATTGGAGGTAAGCTATGTCGAGTAATCTCGTTACAGACATGCCTGAGGCTCTCAGCCTCGAGGTACAAACAACAATGAAACTCTGTGAGGCAGTAGATACTCCACGTTCTTTGTGTGTCTACTTGCTTCTCCAGAACGGAGAATTTGAGCAGTATTTGGCTCTCAGATGTAACCCCGACGACTATGTGTCTACCAGCAATTTCGCTGACGACTACTTAGTGACAGAGGTATTACGGAAGAGTCCCAACCTGCCCATTGACTCTGATCGCAGAGAGGAGGCTATTTCCAGTTTTTGGGATAGCGAACTCCTATGTTTCTTCACCAATTCAAGGGTGAGGAGCGAAGAATGCTTCTATGGTCGTGAGATCAGGAAGCAGATATCGCGCATTCTAGGACCGTGTAATAGAAAGGCTTTAGAAGAAATTCAAAGCCGTTTTATGCATGGACCCGGAGCAACATATTCATTGCGTGGTCGTGGTTTGGTGCCATCGGACAAGTTCAGAAAAACAGTCAGTATGACCGTCGAACTTGTTCCATTTTACAAATCGATCGTGGGTGAGCTATGGCATTGCGCCAACTCACAAACGAAAGAAGTCGTAGATGGTAACAAATTTACTACCGTTCCGAAGACTGCCAAAACCGATCGTGGTATATGTGCTGAGCCCACTTTGAACATGTTTGTTCAGAAAGGGATCGGTGCCTATATCCGCGAGAGGCTGAGGAAGTCTGGGCTCGATTTGTCGCGACAGCAAGAGAGAAATAGGTATTTAGCTTCGTTAGCTCATAGTCGTCGTCTAGCGACGATTGACATGAGTATGGCGAGCGATTCCCTATCTTACTATACTGTCCTTCAATACTTTCCCGAGGACTGGGTTGAAGTTCTTAGCCTAGCCCGATCTCATTCCGTTCGTATAGATAACGAATGGCATGAATTGGAAAAGTTTTCTTCAATGGGCAATGGTTTTACATTCGAGCTAGAGAGTTTACTCTTCTATGCTGTCTGTTGTGCCATAATACCCTTTGAGGAACGACTGGAAATGGCAGTGTACGGAGACGATATAATTGTCCCTGTGCAGTATGCTACACCAGTCATCGAGACGTTAAGGTTCTTAGGCTTTAACGTGAACAAAAGTAAAAGCTTCTTGGCAGGAAACTTTTACGAATCATGCGGATCCGATTGGTTCAAAGGGC